CTGCGACTTTCTTAGTCTCTGCAAGTTGCTTGTCTTTTAACTCAACTACTTTTAACAATTTAGCAGTTTCAGACTTCTCATTTAAGTAAGAATGCTGATATTCATCTGCGAATGTTTCGAATAGTTTACGTCCAAAGTCATTTTTACGTGCCGCATCAATATCTTCTTTAAGAGATGTAATCTCTTTTGTAAGAGTTTTTGCAACAGTGTTTTCTACAACTTTTGCGCCTTTCTTAATGAAAGACTCTTTAACAGCGTCAAAGTGTTTTTTCGCTTCACGGATTAGTCGAACTTTTGTTTCTGCAAGATCTTTTTTATCTTCGTGGAACTCTGCGATTTCTTTAGCCAAAGCCTCTACTACAAATTCCTCAAGTTTGCCAAATTTTTCTGACATTACTTTTTGGTCTTCGTGTAGTTCAGAAACTTCCTTGCCGAGTTGCTGTACAACAAAGTTCTTAAGTAGATCTGCGTTTTCACGCATTGCTACATGGTACTTTGCTCTTGCCTCTGCAAGTTTGGAACGATCATCTGCAAATTCCTTGATCTCCTCGGATAATTTGTCCTCAAGCATTTTTTCCACGGCTTCAATCATTACTGATTTGTCATGTTCATACTTTTGTGCAAACTCTTCGCGAAGTTCGGCTGTTACTTGCATACGATTTTCATTTATTTTGTTGTTCCATGCTTCTTCGATGTCGGCTTTGATTTCTTCCGAAATTGCATTATTCTCAAAGAGTGATTTCAGTGCTTCCAACATCTTGTTCTCCTTATTTCAACCCTTGTATAATTTTAACAAGTGATTCCTTTAGATATTTTTGTGCCTTTGCATCGCCTAATACTTCGCGAGCCGCATTAAATGCCTGCATTCCGCCTCGGGTGTTCATCAAATGCTCGTAAATTGGTGTTGGATATGCACCAGGAGCAGATGGTTGAGCAACAATATCAACTGTGATAATTTCGAAATCACTCACATTGTTGTCTTCGTTTACGTTTCCACTACCACGTGATGAGACACCAAGTTTAACTCCGCTTTCCAGCATTGTTTTAACAAGTTGTCCCATCGGTGTCGGTAATATCTTCATCTTGCCATAACCGTTAGGTCCATCCATCCACATTTCTTTAATCATGTGGGACACACGGTCAAGGTTAATGTTGAGTCCTTCTGGGTGATCTACTTCTCCGAGAACTGAATATCCTCCGGTGATTTGATCGTTGAGAGTGTTGACAGCCCTACTGATCTCACTTACAGGGTACACACGCTGGTTAGCATTACGTACACCTCCTTGGATACAAATACCTTTTAAATGAAGGTCTTTGCCGTCTTCAGTAGATTCCAGAACGATCTGCGCCTGGTCGTATGTCAAGTTCTCTCGTAAGTTAATCACTTAATAATCCTCAACAATTATGAGCCGATAACTGAATCAGTATCAGCGCCTTTTTCGGCTTTAACAGCCGCTTTAGCGTTTGACATTGACTTAGATGCTTTACCGCCCGGTACGTTCACGTTTCCATGATCTTCTACTTTAGGAGAAGGTGCTTTACCACCTTTTTCTTCTGCAGAACCTTTTGCGATATTAGCAGTTGTGCCGCCCATGTCGTTTTTGCCAGCAACTGGAGATTTTGCTTTGTTATCTTCGCCTTTTGGAGAAGCAACTTTTTCAACATACTCTCTCATTTGCTCTGCTTGTGACTTTTTACCTTCAAATGCAGGTACTTCGTCTACGCTAAGTTCGGAAGCAGGCTCAAATGCCTCGTCTTCCTTCTCTTCGTCACCCATGTCATCCATTGGTGCTTCTGAGTCTTCTTCACCTTCGTCGCCTTCTTCACCTTTGTCGCCCATCATTTTTTCAAATTCGGCTTTAAGGTCGTCAAGTGCGTCTTCAAGGTCTACAACACGATCTTCGATTTCTTCATCGCCTTCTGGCTCATCGCCTTCAGCGTCATCTTCGATGTCAGCCATCATATCGTCTGCTGGATCACCGCCCATGTCGTCGTCACCTTCTGGTGTAATTTCTG